ACGGGGATACCTGGCGTGGTCATCGAGGTGAAGGATCACGCGAAGATCACGTTGGCCGAGTTCATCTCGGAGTTGAAGGAGGAAGTGAACAATGCCAATGCTGAGACTGGTGTGGCTGTCATCAAGCGCAGGGGTACTCTGCAAGTGGGTGACTGGTACGCCGTGATGCCGGTGTCGTGGTGGGTCGATCTGCTGAAGGAGGCTGGTTACTGATGAACGACCTGCAGGCTAAGCGTCTCATGCAGACGTTGTATGAGTTGTGGCAATGCGATGCTTGCGACGAGTATTCGGCAGTCTGGCACGATGGTTGCACTAATCCGTTGCACAAGATTACGGAGTGGTCGTGGGAGGAATATCCGTCATGAAATGGAAACCGTTCAACTCGGGTACGCCGTATACCTGTAAGGACTGTCCGGCGTACGCCGAGTTGATCGCAGACCGTGACCGCTGGAGGATACTTGCCGAGTTTTTGTGTGACCAGCCTCCAAGTGTTGTCGTGCCGGACGAGATTGCACGTCTGTTCCCGCAGCCGATGGTAAGGGAGGAACGTGGTGGTTGACAAACTGAATCATGCCGGTGACCGCATCATCTGGGAGAACTCGATGGAGATGCTCGATGACATTTGGAAAGCCCGCGCCGAGCGGGATGCCGCACGTCGTCGGGTCAGCGACCTCGAGATGATCATCAAGTTCATGCAGCACGGCGACGAAATCTACGAGGTGCAGTAATGGCCATCGGAAGCGGAGCCGAGATCGGCATCGTGTTCGGCAGGTGGGGCGACATGACCGAAGCCGAAAAGGATCATTGGTGTGCCACATTCCGTGACCGGTTCGGTGCAGACCTGCTGAAGGGGTATGCGACCCTGCACTATGCAAGGAGGGATCATGGAGCAGAAGTCATCGAACTCTCGCAACATCGTAGAGCTTGACGAATACGAACTGTTTCACGCAGCCACGGCTGGTGTGCAGCGTCGTATCTCAAGCCTGAAGAAGAATCGTCCCCAGTTGTACGGTGCCGACGAACGGCGGAACTACTGGGAGATTGACATCATCGGGATGATGGGCGAGTACGCGGTATCAAAGTACCTGAACATTCATTGGCAGCCGGCGACGAACAAACGTCTCGCTGATCTGCCTGGTGACGTGGGTCGATACGAGGTTCGGTCATCGACGTGGCCCGATGCCCATCTGCTGGTGCGTGAAGCTGACAAAGACAAGTCGCCGTACATTCTGGCTATCGTCCACGAATCGTCGGTGGATCTGCGCGGATTCAAGTTTGGTGTCGATGCCAAGCAACCCGAGTACCATCGTGAGCGTCAGACGTATTGGGTTCCGCAAGCGGATCTCGAGCCAATGGCAATGCTGCCCTTCCTGCTAGGGTAGTCCTTTGTGTCATACAGATCGGAGGTTTATGGGAACTAACTGACCTTGTCCGTTGTCGAAAGGAGCCATCATGCGGAAACGCATCCTGACCCCAGTAATCCTGTCCCTGTCCCTACTAGCCACAAGCCCCGCAGAGGCCGCTGGAAGCCCCGCTGAGGGCCGCAACAGCGATATCTGCACCAAGTACGTCAACCTCGCCAGGAAGGTGGGTTGGCCGAAGTCAGACCGTTGGATGTTGAGACTGATCATGTACCGCGAAAGCCGGTGTCAGCCAACAAGCATCGGGAGGAACCGTAATACGAAGGGCGAGGTAACTTCCCAAGACTGGGGATTACTTCAGATCAATGATGTGTCATGGGTTCGGTATCTTCGTGACCTGGGCATCATCAAAGATCGTGAGGATCTTCTGAATCCACGAATCAATCTCACCGCTGCACTAGCGTTGAGAACCTACAGCGTCGAAAGGGGACTATCACCGTGGCATCAATGGCGAACAAGCAGTCCGAATGGGTCTGCCGGTTCTGCGGTGTTTCCGTGAAAGTTTTCGTTCGACTGTCAGTACCACCAACACATAGCTGCCGCAAGAAACGGTGGCAGCAGATCAACCTCACCTTGAAAGGGGAGCAATGAATACCATCATCATCACGGGAAACGTGACGAAGGATCCCGAGATCCGCTACACCAACAACCGGACCGCGATCTGCGTGTTCTCCGTTGCCACGTCATACGGCAAGGACGACAAGAAGCAGACCACGTTCCACGACGTGAAGGTTTTCGGTGACATGGCCGAGAATGTCGCAGCGTCGATTACCAAGGGTGTGCGTGTCACAGTCCACGGTCGTCTCGAGAAGTCAACGTACGAACGCAAGGACGGCGGCAAGGGTATGTCGGTTGACATCGTTGCCGAGTCGGTTGCCCTCGACGTGCGGTTCCGTCCTGCGTACGCAGACCAGACCGAGAACACGATGAAGCAGGTGAAACAGCAGTTCCCGAACGCGCAACTGCTCGATGAAGAACCTCCGTTCTGATGTGAGAGCCGGCGTGATGGCCGAAATACCGGCAACCGAAAAACAACTCAAGATGCTTTGGTCTTTACAGAAACGGTTGGGTATAGAACCGAAATGGTTTGATGACATGAGCAAGAGACAAGCTCAAGAGTTGATCAGCGACATGGTCGATAAATGCACCGTGATTGAAAACATGAAAATAAACCAGTCAACTAATGATTGGTCGTTGTAATTGTGTGAGCATTGTGGGACAGTCTCGCGGGCGTTGACCGTCTGGTCTGTTGAGGACATGGCGTTCTGCGCCTGCGACTGCCATAACGCGCGGCGTTATGACCAGATGAACACGAAACAACGGAAGAAAGCAAGGGGAAAAGATGATCGAAAGACCTAGATGGATGCGTCGGGGGAACTGTGTCGGGGTTGCCGGCACCGTGTTCTTCCCAGACCTGGTGGGGATCAGCGACAAGGTGGCGTTTCGGGAGGCCCGAGCCTTGTGCGAAACCTGCGAAGTGCAGAAGGAATGCCTTGAGCAGGCGATGCGGAACGAACTCGAACAGCCGCGCAGGTTCGGGATGTGGGGTGGCCTGACACCGAAGGAACGGCGCGGTCTACAATCTGAGCGTGACGCGCAAGCGGCGAGGGAATTGCAGCGAATCCGAGTGCAACCTGCCCGCCAAGGGCAAGGGACTCTGCAATCGTCACTACTTGAGGCTTTACCGGACCCAGAACTTGGAGCGTTCGAGGGAAGCTGCTAGACGCTACGCCGAGACGCACCGTGAACAGCGTCAGGAATACAAGCGTTTGTATAGAGCCGAGAATCGGGACAAGATCCGTGCCGACATGGCTGCGTATCGCAAGCGGCACCATGATCGTGTTCATGCGGGGCGTATGCGCCGCGACCGAAGGCTGAAAGAGAACGGGATATTCCTGGTCACCGAGGCTGACATTCGCAGGCTGCGCCGGCGGCCCTGCTACATCTGTGGTCTGCCTGCCGACACCATCGATCACCGTGTCCCGATAGCGAAAGGTGGTCGGCATTCGGTCGGGAACCTCGAGGCTTGCTGCCGATCCTGCAATTTCTCCAAGCGCGATGTCCTGCTAGTGCAGTTTCTCAGGAGAAAAAGAAACCCCGCAGCCTGAGCAGGGAAGGGGATACCTGTCGGCGCGGGGTTTCGGAGCGTGAGACTATCAGACTTTGTGTGTCTCAGTTTGATGAGTCGCCCTTATCGGTGTCCACATCGCGCGGCTCGGCCTTAGCGGTGGAAAATCCCCGCCGGCTCGAGGGTGGCCGGATCGGTGGCCGCCCGTCCGAGGGTGGTGGTCTGGGTTGTTTGTGTCGCGCAACTAACTAGCGGGTTAGTTATGGCATGGCGCGGGGGTGTCATCGGGCCGGCGACGATCACGGCGAGACGGTCGGCAAGGTGATCGGCGGCGAGCTTGGCGCGGGGTGGCTCGATCATCGCGGCATCGTTCACGCGGGCATTATCGGGCAAGCTTTGCGCGGCGGCGACGGTGCTAACACACTTACGCGGCGGGGCTAGTTATGTTCTCAGCGTCATTACTTGCGAAGTGTCATACGCTCATGTCATAATGACGCAAGGCCGGCAACGGGTCGGCCAGGAAGGGGGCCGAACATGGCCATTTGTACAGGGTGCGGGGCTGAAGCTTTCGCGCTGAAGGTTGCCAGCTGGCAGGACGTAACCGATTCGGGATGGTCGGGGGCTTGGTGTGGCGGGCCTTCGGTGTCGTGTTTCGGGGCGGTTTGCGGGGCGTGTCTCGACGTTCTCGAATATCGCGCCGACGATGGGCAGATACATTCGATCACGGCGGCGGCAGTATCGGCCACAGCGGGCGAGATCGTCGCGGCGTGGGTTGGTGGCGCGTCATCGCTTGATCAGATAGCTGACGCGCTGAACGGGAAAGAATGGGGGCCGGATACTTGCGAGATCATTGCGGGCATTGTGCGGGCTTCGGGTCGCGTTGTTGGTGACGTGGTTGGGGGTGCGGCATGATTCGCACTAGCGGCGTTTTGTGGGGCGTGAATTGGGAGCGGCACGAATTGGGCGTGACGTGCTACGCAATGGGCGGCAATTTCTATTTAGTGTCGCGCAAGTATGCCGGCAACGGTTCGGAGCGTGTTTCGGTTCGGGATTCGGTGAAGGCGTTTCGGCGTGACGTGTTAGGGGTGGCGCAATGACTACGGCGACACTCAAAAGGTCGGCACACGTTGCCACGGTCGCGCTATCTGATCGGCCAATTAGGGTGCGGGTCGAAACTCCGGCGGGGCCGTTACAACTTCACGCGGACTCA